TTTGGCCTTCGGATGCAACGTCTACATCTGCCGCAGCTTGTTCAACAATAGATAGTTCATTTATTGTAGTCTTTGAGAATGAAGCGTTGCCGCCGACCGTGAATATTGTTCCATTCCATGTAATATCAGAAGAGCCTTCAATTGTTGTTGCGTCAGTCCAAACAGCAATTTGGTTATTGATTGGTGTGCCTGTATTAGATACGTTGCCACCAGAAGCAGCAGCAAGATCAACAGTAGCACCGTTTAATCGTACATTAAATGCGCCGCCCGCTGTAACCCATATGTCACCATCTATCGGCGCAGACGGTGTTACACCTTCTGCAATATTTAAGCCTGCTAGTGTTGCTGTAGAAGCAGGTGTCGTAATAGGTTGGTCGAAGCCAATAGAATTAGCATCTGTTGTTACACTGTTTGTTCTTGCGTCAAATCTTATTGCCATTTTATACGTCCAATATCTCTACGTTTACTTTCCAATCAATTGTATGTGCTGCTTCACCAGTAACTTCAACTGCTAAATTATCGCCTGTATCATCTGCGGAGACAGTGATTACCCAAGTAGTTGCACCTGCATCATCTGTTCTATCAGTGATTGTGCTTCCTACCAATGCTGTTGTACCGCCTTGATTGCGAATAGCACCAAAGACACTCTCAAATACTGTATCACCAGTTGCATCTTGTGTGCCAATAATATTAATTCTAAATCCAAATCCTGTTCCAGATGCTACAGGTACATCAATAATAGGTGTCAATGATGCATCTGTTGTTTGTACTGTAGCTCGATATGGACTAATTTGAATGTCTTGTCCAGTATCGTCTGTGTACATCAATTTATTTGGTGCGTCATCGCGTATCCAAATCTGGCCTGAGTTTGCTTTATCTGTACCAGCACCTGATGCTTCTTCTATAAACAATGAGCCTATACCACTAATGAATACATCACTATCATTAGCAGTCAATGTAGTACCATCATACGTTAAGTCAGCATCACCTTCAAGTGTGCCGTCGCCAGTCCATACACCAACTTGATTGTTTACTGGTGTGCCGACTTTCGATACGTCGCCGCCTGCTGGAACAGACCATGCACCACTGCCATCGAGATAATATGTTGCACCTAAACTGTTGCTACCTGGCACTACACCTTGCGTCGTTGCGCCAGTAGCAAATGTGCTTAGTAATGCTGTTGCTTCATTACCAGTTAGTTCATCAACAATACCACCAGCACCAGCGTTGTTGCCCAAGAACACGTTATTAGCAGCTACGTTTTGCATCTTAGCATATGTTACTGCATCGTTTGCTATTGTTGCTGCATCGGATATATTGCCCGTACCGTCGAATGAAGAACTCGTCCAAGTAACGTCACCTGTTTGACTTATTGTTCGACCAGTTGCTAATGCTGTTGCTGTTGTTGCATTACCGCTCAACGCACCGCTAAATGTTGTTGTTGTTAATGTGCCGCCCGTATATGTAAGGCCTGCATCGCCTTCGATTGTAGTAGCGTCGGTCCATACTGCTACTTGATTATTAACTGGTGAACCTGTTGAGCTTACACCCGATAGCAGTCCACCAGCAACTACAAAGTCAGTACTATCCCCATCAGTAAACATCAATGTTTGTGGATTATCATTGCGTACCCAAAGCTGACCGCGTGTTAGTGTGTCAGCACCTGGAGTTGCCTTTTCTTCTAAGTAAGCAGAGCCAAGTGGTGAGTATATGCCCGCAACATCTGTCGATACTGCGATATTACCTGCATGATAAATGTCGGCACCGACATCTGGATCAGCCACGATAAGATTTCGTTGCAATCCTGCGGTCGTTGTTGATATTATACTAAAATGTGCGCCATAGTTGTCTGCTTGGACTACAAAATCTTTTGTTCCTGGGTAACCTATAAAGCCAACACTGTCGAGATTCGTGTTATCACGGGCAAACGATACGCCAGCGTCTTGTGCTGTATCTCCTGTCGTTGGGGCAAGGCTAGCTGCAATGCCTGTAAATGCAGCATACCCTGTAACGTTTGATGATATTACGAATGGACTTGATCCGTCAGTATAGAAACCAACACCATCATTCGCAGGATCGCCAACTAGCACGGCTGACAGTGATGTGTCACCAATATTGATTTCGTTGCCTGTACTGGCGGTACCGATGTTTATAACACCTGTTTGTACATCTACTTCAAAATCGCCAGCTTGTACATTAATTTTCTTTGACATTAGTATTCCTGCACGTTGTTATGCATGTATTTATCAATAAAACGGAAAATAAATTCAAGTCAAAAAGAAAGGGGCGTTGCCGCCCCTTTCCCTTTGCTTTGCTATCAATCTAACGAATTAGATGAATGTTACACCTGTGATGCCAACCTGTGATAGGTAGTCAGCTGCGTTACCTAGGGAGTTAGCTGTGTTAGATAGCTCCTGGTAGCCGTAACGTGTCATGAAGCTAACAACTGGCTCAAATGTGTTTGGATCCATTACTGGACCTGTCGACATTAGCGGAATGTATGGGCAGTAGAATGCTGCTGCATCTGTTTCCGATGGGCCTTTGTAACCGATTAGCACTGGGCTGTTATCTGCCTGGTACTGGTCAACATAAACCTTCATGCTGTTGTTAAGCGTACCAACTAGCTTAGTGTTAGTTGGAGCTTCAAACGTGCCTTCTGTTGTGCGAGCAAACGAAGACGTTGTAGCTGACTGAAGAATTGTTAGCGCCTGTGGCGAAACAACTGCCCAGTTAGCTGCGCCACGACGTGTGCGAGCAGCAACAAGGTTAGCTTGCTGGTTGATTAGAACTGCTAGTGCAGCGTGTTCGTCACCAACGTATGTAGCTGTACCGGATACTAGTGTCTGGTCGTATGTTGCGCCGACTGGACCAGCTAGAGCACGTAGGTTGTTAATCAACTCTTGGTCGATTTCAACTGTAATTTCTTGTGCTAGAGCCTGCATGATCTCAGCTTCAATATCGATGCCGTGAACAGACTGTGCGTCCTGTGCTGCCTCAAAAGTCCAACGTGCAGATAGCTTACGTGTCTTAGCTTCTACTGTCTCTTTCAAGATCTGGATGCTTAGACGGTTACCTGGCGCGCCTTCTAGTGCTGCTGTACCTGCTGCCTGGCCTGCTGGTGTTACTTCGTTACCTGCGTAACCGCGAGCAATATCAAACGGACCTAGTGCTTCTGTACCAGCTGTAATACCACTTGCTGTGTCTGCATAGCGAACACGTAGCGTGTGAATCTGACCAACTGGACCTGTCATAGGCTGAACACCTAGGATCTCGTTAGCGATTACAGTAGGTAGTACACGACGAATCAGTGGTAGCATTACCTTGTTTAGCGTAGCAATGTTTCCTGCGCCAGTAGCGCCTGAACTTGCTGTTTCTGTTAGGTGTCTTTTTGTGTTCTCTAGAACTACACCTAGTGTATCTCTGCGGGTGCCTGTAAGGCCTTCACATAGCGCCTCTTTCGTAGCTGCCCACTTACTTTCAAATAGCTTATCTGCCATTTTCCTTCTCCTTATATTATAATATAATTAAATTCCAGCCATCTTTTTTAGCTGTTGTATTTCTGCAAGGGCCTCATTATCCTCTTGCTGTTGGGCAGCATTGGCCCTCTTGTCGCCTGTCTTTGCACTTCTTACGTCGCTCTTGCGAGACTCTGAAAGGTTACGTCGACTGCTTTGTGTGTTGCGTGTGTTTTCGTTTAGTACAGCTGGTAGATACTTCTTAAAACCTTCTTCCAACTTCTCAGTCTTCACTGTTTGTAGCAACTCTTCCATTACTGCGCGCTGACCCTTTGGTAGCGGACTTAGTAGCTCGTTCAACGTCTTATCGCGGTTCATACGATCTTTTGTTGCTGCAAGCTTACGCTCAGTTGCTTCTGTTAGCTGCTTCTGTTCAGCGCTTCGCACTTCTGCTTCTTCTAGTTTCGATTCTAACATTGTCATTGCGTTTTGTAGCTTCTTCACTTCACCACTCTCATTCAAGTGTGATGTCATGTATTCGCCTACGAATGACTCGAAGATCCTGCGACCGAAATCGTTCTCACGTGCTTCCTTAATGTCTGCACGGAAAGTACCAATCTCTTTACGTAGTGTCTTGTTAATGTTTTCCTCGATAATAGAAGCTGCTTTCTTCACGAAACTCTTCTTAGTTTCTGCTAGTTCTTGCTTTCCTTCACGGACGATCTTAACGCGCTGTTCTGCTAGAGCCTTCTTATCAGCATGGAAGTCTTTTACTTCTTCAGCAAGCTGCTTCAGTACGAACTCCTCAAGCTTGTGTACATTAGCCTTTGCTGCGTCGCGATCCGAACGAAGCTCTTTAACTTCGCCAGCTAGTGTCTCAACAATAAATTTCTCTAGTGTCTTAACGTGCTCTGCAACTCGTGCCTTGTATACAACTCTCTCTTCTGCAAGCGCCTTCTTATCTTCAGCGAACTCAGCAATCTCTGCATGAACTTTATCGTTTAGAAACTTGTCCATCGATTCAACCATAACAGCTTTGTCATGCTCAAACTTCTGTGCAAATTCTTCACGGAGTTCTGCAGTTAGTTCATTCCTTGCTTCAGCGATGCGAGATTCAAAAGCTTCTTTAATCTGCTCTTGTCCCTCTTTTGAGAAACCGCTTTCTGCTAGGATATCTTCGAACTTAGTCATGTGTCGTTCTCCTTATATCTTCAGGTCTTTAATAAATTTTGTGATATCCTTTGCGAGATATCGTTTAGCAACTTGATCATGTGTAGCGTCTGCTGCAAGGTTATACATTGCTTGGCCGCCGCGCATGTTAAACAAACTTTCATAAATTGTCTTTGGATAAGCGTTTGGTGCCGATGGCTGCGCAACGATATCAACTGTTACTATGTCGAACTCGCTTACATAACCATTATCACCTACGTTACCCGAACCACGTGAACTAACACCAAGCTTCGCACCAGCTTGTAATAGTGTTTTAACAATATTACCTGTTGGCGTTGGAATGATCTTAAGTCTTCCGTGTCCATCTTTGCCCTGCATCTCCATATTTTCAATAATATGACTTACACGGTCTAAGTTGATTGACAACTCTTCAGGATGATCAAGTTCGCCTAAAA